GGTCATCACGGCGGTCATCACGGCGGTCATCACGGCGGTCATCACGGCGGTCATCACGGTGGTCATCACGGCGGTCATCGCCATCACGAGGAATGTAGCGCTCGCCACCACCATATCCAGAACCACGCTGTCTGTCTGATGAAGAATCTCCGTTGTTAGTACCGTTGCGAGAATAGGACGACATTGTATTGATTGTAACCGGTTGAACTGTTGTTGTTTTATACTGCATACGAATTAAAGGATTACTTTGACTTCAATTTTCCGTTTGCGGAAATTCAGCAAAAAAAATATAAAATAGTATACTAGTACATATATGCTATGGAGTATAGTAACAACCCCTTTTTCTTAGCTTATGAAGACGACGAGGACGAGGACGATAAGGACTGCATGAAACCGCAAGATAACTATCCAAACTCGCCCAAGTTAATAAGTATAAATAAAACAGTATTAAATGAAATAAGTTCCTTTTTTAAACTAGATAATTTAGTTACTTCTGTACGAAGTGATGAAAAAAAAGAATTAAAAAAAAATATTTCTATTTCAAAAATAATTATGGATAACATTATTGATAAAAAATTAGGTTCAACTACATATCATTATGCGGGAGGACAGTCTTCAAGAGCGTACTATACATATGACTACCCCGAAATATACTACAATAAAAAACTATATAACAATATTTCCCATTGGCTTAAAGAAGAATATTCTAAAAAAATATAACAACACATAAGAACACATAAGAACACATAAGACATAAAGTATAACATAGAAAATCATCTCTATGTTATATGCTCACTCACACACACACACACTCACACACACACATTTTTGCTGCCTCCTACAAAATATATAGAATCCTTGTTATTTTTTATAAACGGGTAAAAAAAATTGCTGTTAGGAGACAAGTAATATACACTATTTATCTTTATATTAGTTTTTTTTAAATACTATATAAACTACTATTTTAAAATAAATATAATAATAATATAGAGCATTTGGTATAGAAGCAGATACGTATTTATAAGCTATTTTAAAATGAGCAAAAGAAAAATGAATGACTTGAATGATATAATTGCTACAGCTTATGTTACTGCAGATTATAGTCATTACAACGAGTCTTGCGATAATGTACACGCGCATGATAGTATTAACGGCAACAGAAGTTTTGGACAACATTACACGAATTTACAGGAACCATCCAAGTCTGGATCTTTTACGAATAATTCATTTAGGAATGATACTGGTGGTAATATTTTTTTAAAAAATTCTCAAAATAATTCTAGTAGTTTTACTAGTTCGAGTAACCCATATAGTGCAAGTAATGAAAAACCTGAGTCTAATAAAGTAGTTTTAAATGATGACAACTTTCCATCACTTGGAAGTACAACATCGAAAATAAATAAACCGAATACTGTATTAGACTTTAAAAAAGTTGTTGAAAAAAAACCAGAAACTGTGAACAAACCAGAGCCGAAAGTAAATAATACACAACATAATAAATTCAGCTATAATCACCAGTATTCGCTATACCAAGAAATAAAAGAAAAAAGTGAAAAGATTGCACATTTAAAAATGGTAGATGATGTGTCATCTGATGATAATATTGATGATGGTTATTATTAAATAACTTATTTAGTATAACTCGTAAAATCTAAACTAACTATTTAACTAATTAGTTTAGGTTGTTGTATAGATTATCTATATTAGTATAATTATAAAACAAACAATAATGGATGATAAAAATTTTGACGACCAATATAAATCGGATAATGAAAAAGAATATGGCGAACGCGATGAACACGACGAACGCGATGAACATCACGACCAAGAGTATGAAAAAAAACCTATTAAGTTACCCGAAATTGACTACTCAAAAATGTTCAAAGAAGTGAAAATACTAAATAACATAAAAACATATATAACATACATTAATACTGACAATGAAATCGAAATGATTAATCAGAAAAAAATATACCTTAAGAATGACGATAACATCGTACATCGAAACCAGCTAATTGAAGTAATTAAAAATAGCCAAAAAAAACATAATGTAAAATATAAACTGATATCTATTATGGTTTATAATATTCATGTAACACCTGAGTCATTGCCGAACTATATTGAAAACCCAAACGACTTTATATCTCTTTATACTCTTAACCGCATCGAATCGTTTGAGTTACAACCAACACTCCGTTTACTAAAAAAATATAATGGAATTTATTTTTTCTTTTTTGAATGTCCTGAGCAAGTGCCCGATAACAAAGTCAACAAAACATTACAAGGTGAAACTGTGAATGGTAATAGTTTTATTAAAAGTAAAAATAATAATACAAAAAGAATACATATACATAGTTCGCAAAAAAAACAAAATCATAAGAAGACAAAACGATATGACAGATATGTAAACCTTTTATAAATTCGCGATTGTCGTGTCGTAATGGTTATTACTATTTTTCCCAAGTGTAAATAACTATTTTGAAACATACTTAAAAATATGAATTCAATATATATTATCATCTCAACCTCGTGTAATCAAAGCACAGCATTTATAGTTATGCTTCCGTCCGCTTCTGCTACTGTTCATGATTCTTCCGTTTCTAATCCAGTTAGTAAAGCTTTGGATGTTATTTCTTCTCAAAGAATGGTTCCTGATTATCAGTGTGGGAAAAATAACCACGTTGAATATAAAAGTAGTAATACATCTTTGGATACCCTACAGGAAAAAATAGTCCAGTTTAGTTTTCAGTTAGTAAGAACGAGCAGTGGTGCGGCTATTACGGAAGTAGCAAAAGATACAAGAGAAATTTTGAATGTTATAATGAGCGGAATAAAAACGGCCGATAAAGATAGCGATAACTATAAGAAATTTGTTGACATGGGTGTGATAATGTTCAAATTGTTAGCACATACGCGTGATATTATTAGCGGGAAAGGAGAGTATATGCTTTTTTACGTAATGCTTTTGGAGTGGGCCAAAGTCGACTTTAGATTCTTCGAATATGTTATTGAGACACTTGTATATGATACGCAAGATGCAGATGGCGACGAAGGTGCTCAAGGCGACGAATGTGCAAAGTCAAAAAATCATCCACTTGGATCATGGAAAGATATGAAGTATTTTTTAACATATATGAAAGAACAGTTGCTAGGTAGTGGTTCTAGTGGTGCATGCGTGGATGCAGAGATGAACCGTCAGATGTATTCAAAATTTGTTGACAAAGTTGTAAACTTTATTAACGAACAACTTCGCATCGATGCTCTAAGTCTAGAAAAGGGTGGTACTAGTTTTTCTCTCGCAGCTCGTTGGGTTCCGCGCGAAAAGTCGAAAAAATTCGGATGGCTTTATTACTATCTTGCTATAAACTATTCGCATAACCAGATTCCTTTGGATATGTCTCACCCATCTTATGAGCGAGCAGTAAATCGCGCGTTTATGATTTATCGCAAAGTCATTTCCGCGATTAACAAACGGATCGATACCACGCAAGTTAAACAGTGTAACGGTAACTGGGATGAAATCGACTTCAATAATGTTACAAGTATTACCATGCATAAACAGACAAATTCATTTTTAAATCTGAAGAAGGACGGCAAGACGGAGCGTTGTAACATAGCCTCGCGTATTACTTGCAAACACAACTACGAAGAATATTTGCAAGATGTTGTTGATGGTAAAAGTAAGATAAAAGGGGAACGCGTTTCATTAATCGACTTTGTAAAGAGCGCGATTGACTATAAAATTAATTGTTTGCCGAGCGACTCGCCAGTTGTTACAGCACTAAACGAGCAGTGGAAGAGTAACTCATTGCAAAATAATAACCTAGGAAACTTTATAGCAATGGCTGACGTCTCGGGTTCAATGACAGAAGATAATAGTAACCCACTTCATTCCGCAATAGGGCTCAGCATTCGTGTAGCGGAGAAATCGGTACTTGGTCCGCGTATATTGACATTTTCGGAGCGCCCGACATGGATTCAGTTGGGAACACAAGACTCGGATACGTTTGTGAAACAGGTGACTAAAGTTATGACTTCATCGTGGGGGATGACTACAGATTTTTATTTAGCACTCGACTTGATTCGAGAAGGTATTGAAGACAATAAACTGTCGCGCGAAGTTGCCGAGAATTTGGTACTTGTTGTTTTTTCGGATATGCAAATGAATAGCGCATCAACAAGTATAAGCGACTTGTCTACGCGCGCAACGCTATTTGATAACATTAATCAAATGTTTGCAAAAATGGGGGAGCGCCTATACGGAGAACCATGTAAAGCGCCGCATATTGTATTTTGGAATTTACGCAAAACTACCGGATTTCCTTCACTTTCAACAGACCATAATGTGTCGATGATGTCTGGATTTAGCCCGGCGCTTTTAAATGTGTTTTGTGAAAAAGGTCTCAGTGGTATTCAATATTATACGCCATGGAATACATTGCTTAACTCATTACGCAATAAAAGATACGATATGTTTGATAGAGTATTTAAGCAAGTCGTGGGGTTGTGAGTGTTGTGAGTGTTGCGAGGTTTTAAAAATATAAATATATATAAGATTATAGTGAAGTTTATAAAAGGTTTATATGCGTTAAAATATATTATATAATAATTAAAAAAAATATTTAATTATTATATAATAATAATAAATGCATGGTTTCGCGAGAATTATTAATGTTATCATTTTAGCAATTATTTTGAGTTATATTGCCGCCATGAAAATAAAATGCGGATACTGTACCGACATACCCGAAACCGGTTATGTTACTACTTTAAGTACTATTATTTTAATTCAAGTTCTTTTATTCGCCATTTTCCCAACCCAGTGTCGTTCTTTTATGGTGGCCAACAAATGGATGATTATAATTTTATTGATAGTAAATATCACCAACATGTTATACCTTTATCGTTTTATCGGAAAAATGAACGAGTCGCAATGTCGCCAGTGCTCTAGCGAATGGAGGCGCACTTTTCTGTACTATTATTCTACCTTTGTTCTTATCATTTATGGTATTAATATTGTTATGTTGCTTATAATGTTCCCATTTATGTTTCAAGCTGACTTTAGACACCGCAAGCATTGAGCATTAAGTATAGAAAATAAATTCTTCTAGTTTTACCGGTTACTATTTTGATTTATATTTCTACTTCTAGAAAATTGAAGTAGAAATATTATTCTATTACGAATATAGAACAAATCACAACTCTATCAACGTTTGCAAATGTCCGACGACTCTCCTCGCAGTGAAAATATCCAAGGCTTCGATGACCTTTTAATGTTTGCCTCTGTAGCAGCGCCTCTAAGGGGTTTGAATTTCCTCGACTTCTTATATGCTAACAGTGTCCCACTTTATTACGGAGGTGGAGGAGATGCAGACGGATACGGATACGGAGACGGAGACGGAGAAGCAGGCAACTCCGTTGCATCGATTTTGGCTCGTTCTTTATACGACCGTCGCCCTGTCAAACAAGTCATCACCGAAGAAGCTCAGCGTGAAATCATCGACAAGAAGTTTACCGCCACCATGGTCGAAGAACTCAAAATAAACGATGCATGCGGCATCTGGCAGGAAGAATTTGAAGATGGTGAAGACATTAAGATTTTACCATGCAATCATGCATTCAAATCGGACGCAATCATCAAGTGGCTTCGTGAAGAAAAAGCTGAATGTCCCATATGTCGCTTCTCTCTCCAATCAAAAGAGGTCATTGATGACTGCGACCGCGACCATTACGCTGTTCACCCTCATTATGAAGCTCACGAGCATGAGCGCGAAGACCAACACGCAGACGTACAAGAAAACGAAAGCAACAGCGACAATGACATCGTTCGCGCGAACAATATCGCTTCCCGATTGGCTCAAAGTGTTGCCGGTAATGTAAACCCAAACTTTCATCGCGAACATCATCAACAACACAACCGCGCCATCTCTGTCCCGATGAATCAGTTGATTCAAAGCATGAGAGCCATGACGTCGTCTTCGCGTTCACGCGAACATGTGCGTGCAGCCGTACCTTCCACTGGTGGAGCAGCTGCACCCGTATCGCAATCATCCTACGCAAATGCAGGTCGCGAAGTTCGCGCAGAAGCGATGCAACACGGTGGTCCGCGAAATAACAATAATGTTGCCGCTGCCGCTGCTCCTGCTAACATCTACATCAACAACTACAACAACAACTACAACAGCTACAACTATATTCATGTCGACGAATCTCACCAGGATATCGTTTCAAGTCAAGAACAGGTCGACATTGAAGAAGCCATCAGGCGTAGTCTTGTCTAAGTTTGTCTGCATACATCATATTACCGCTTACCGTCAATACACGAATAAATTTACTACCTAAATATCGTCTACGTCAATGTTATTATCAACCGTATATACTATTTTTTTGTTTGGATTTTGAAATGTTTCATTATATGTCAACATAACTTTGTTTTCAGTAACCTTACTATCACGTTCAACATTATCATCCTCATCCTCATCGTCGTCGTCATCGCTAATATCATATGACTGAACTACAATACCCTTCCCTACATGTTTAATATTTGTTGTAATAACAGTACTCTGCTCTTTGAACTCCCGATCTTCTTCACTTCCCCCTTCATCACCACTACCCACTTCACCTGACTTTTTTCCATCCATCTTTTTTATGACATTTTGATACTTTAACGTATTCTCGTCTACAAACATTACTTTTTTATCTTTTTCATCATATTTATTTCCAGTCTCGTCTTTTAATGAACTAAATATATTATGCGTCCGCCTCAATATATCGCGCTCCATAGAATTGTATACCTCCAATAAATCACAATACCTTATAGTGCTGTCATCTGACTGCTTCGATCGCCCCGCCTCATCTACCCACTCCCTCATCCCAACTAGCACATATATACCACTATCTATCATATTATCCCTCTTATTTCTACCCGTAAATTTACCACGAATTATACACCGCCTGTCTACACCGTCGTCGCATATAACATCACACGTATTCCCTAATAGTTTTTTTACTATTGCATACTTTTCGTCCGATGACTTTGATAATCGCAACTCGTTTTTACCTTTTACGGTATGCTTTCTTGCTACCTTTTTACCATTACATCCTCCCGCTACATTTTTTACCATTTTATTTTAAAAATGCGTATTAACTATGACTTATCAGCTTATAAAATATATTACATACGTTTTATATCGTTTCGTTTTATTATAATTATAACCACCGTATAGTTCTTCGTATAGTTCTTCGTATAGTTAACATTCTTATTTACACAATAACCAAACTATAAATAATTACATTACATCTTTAGAAATATTGGAAATATTGGAAATATTGGAAATATTAGAAATGTGAAAACAATATATTTGTTTATAAGTATTTAACTTGTTCGTAATATTAATTAATAATTAATTAATAATTAATAGTTAATTAAATTTTAATTAACTCTTATTTAAATATTTATTATTTTCTCCATATAAAATATAAAATGGCTATCACTTGGAGACAACACATTAAGAACACCATGGCTCGCATGGGTAAGAAAACTCACCTTAAGGATGTTTTAAAGGCTGCTTCTAAGACTTGGAAGAGTGTCAAGAAAGACGTATCTGGTGCCGCACCTGCCGCTACTAAGTCTAGACGCGGACGCAAAGGTTCCCGCAAAAACAAAAAAACCAGACGCTCTACTAGACGTTCCCGCAGAGGTGGATCTGCAATGGCCGCTAGCGCATCCGATTTATCCGGCGGCTTAAAAAGTTCGGTTCTTGCTTGAGGAAACTAAAATAACTCAATAAGTACATCGCACACACACGCACACGCACACGCACGCGCTAATATAAATATTTATATTTTCAATTCTTCATTTTTTTAATACATCAGGAGTTAATTTCTCTTGCTGTATTGACTCCTTTATTGCCTTGTTAACAAATATTTTCTTGTCGAAATTATTTAATAAACTTTCATACCCATCGACGGATACATCTAAGGAAAATAACTTTTTATACCTCTTTTTCGTCTCATCGAAACTAAGACGTCTCGCAGCATTCGGATGAATATTTAACAACAGTAACTCCGAAAACTCCTTTATTAATTTATTATCCGTAAAACCACCATACGACATAAAGTTAACCAGCTGTAAAAACATCACGCTTAATGAATAAATGTCCCATGTATTGCAATTTTTAACTAACTCTGTAACTACATTCTCAGCCGGTACATTCGTATACTTTTTATACGTGTTTATCATCAAGTCGCGATACCTTTTAACAAACCCCTCCGAAAATATACTTAGCGCGCGGTTTGTCTTTATATTTGTGTCCACCAGAACAACCAACTCCTCATACGTTAAATTGGAATTTACATTTATAACATAGTTAATAATATGTACATCGATAGGCCATATATAATAAGCAGCATTATATGTGTAAAAATATTTACTATATGTTTTTGGACCAAGATCGTCCATCGACAACGATAAACCAAAATCAATAATTATTGGATTTTTTGTTTTTACTTCGAATAGTATATTTGGTATTTTTAAATCAAAATGTACTATACCACTTGAATTCAGCATGTTTAAGCTATGTAATAGAAACTTATATGAGTCCATAATATACGCGACTATCTCCTTTTTGTCTATATTAGAATTCGTAATATACTTTATTAGACTTACGTTCTTTATATACGGCATCTTCATTATTACAAACTTGGAATTACTACCGGTTCTCGTTATAACACGACACATATCCCTCTCGCGTTTATCTATCTTCGCTATATCTATATTACACATGTTTACAATTGGGGCAAAATAATACCCATATAACGGAATTTTTGTTACTTTTTTTCCAATATTATATTCATTTATGACATGGTAACTCTTTTTATGCAACTTTGAAATATATTTAGGATTTTTACTTATACTTCCATCACACTCTATTCCGGGATAAAATACACACCCAAAACCTCCTTGGTCTATTAATTTACTCATATTGTTACTATTATATCTATTTTTTATTATTTTTTAACCTTTAGTATATTATTTATTATTTTTCTTATTATAAAATACACCGTTGCGTAAAATATTAATCTATACATATTTATATAAATAAAATGGCTAAAATGACTAAAATGGCTAAATGCAGTATGGGTGCAGGCAACGGTGTCGGAATGAATATCTTAATGTTGATTGTTTACCTCGTTGTTGCTTATATTATATATCAGGTTGTTATGTACTTTGTCGGCAACAGACCATCAGCTATGCCCGACGTACCTCCCCAAAAAGGTCGCGTCGGCGGTGGATGTTCTAGTGGAACATGTGGAGCAAAATAATAAACTATGAGTCACTATGAGTCACTATGAGTCACTATGAGTCACTTTACTAACAATATTTTTATTGTATTATATTATTATATCCTTTATAATATAATACCGTATCCTCTATATTACACGAAATGTATTCTTTAGTATCCGTTCCCTACTACGACCATATTACGCAATGCTACCAAAAGGTTATTAAAATAAGTCCTGCGCCTCCACCTAATTCCCCCCTTAACGCTATAATAAAACGCGTCGGCCCCATTCGCTTATCTCCTTTTCAAGTAAATAGCGCATTTTCCGGTTGTGGTGGCGGTGGATGCGGTGGAGGCGGATGCTCGAACCTCGCGCAATGCTGCAACCTACTTATTACAAGTGTTCGCGACAAACACCGCATCATGTGCGTCGATGAAATACCAGCCCTTTTTGAATTTTTAATCATGAACGGATTTAAAATAGATACTTCTATCACGAAAATGATGCAGGCTTCGAACGTAAAACTAAGCAACGATCTTATTTGCTTTTTTTCTTGAGTGCTTACTTGTCCTTATTTTTGTCTGCATTTGTATTTTTGTTCGTTTTTGTTTTTTTCGCATCGTCATCGTCTGTAACCGTGGGTTTTACTGCCGGTTTATTTAACAGTTTCAAGCTTTCTATGAATGAATGTCCTTCAAACGTATTCTTCCAACGAACCGTCAAATATTTCATCGTTTTATTCAAATTGGGCTGATAATAAAGCAGGACAAATGTAAATGCTGTCGCTGCACCTAACTCCTTCACCTTATTATGATGAAATCCGAAAAACGTGTCAAGCGGATATGGTATAAGTTCGACAATATTTCGCGCAAAATATATAAGCACACCATTCATCCAAATAAGTAGTATAAGACTTAAACTACTACTTATTACTGTACGTTTATCTTCATCCTCATTTGTAAATTCGGTTTGAAGTTTTGTAATAATATTCGCAACTACAGCACCAAAAATGAAATAAATTGCCGTAATGTACCCAATATCTATCATCTTGTTTGTTCGAATTAGAATATCCTGTAAAAGCGGCATTTTTTTTGGAGGAACCGATGGCGGAGGAGGAGTAGTATCAATAAAACCCTTTGTTACATCTTTATACCATTTACTATCTCTTATTGCCGATTGCATTTATATTTATATATATATAACCATATTTTTTATTTTGATTTTTATTTTCATTACTTTTGTTACTACAAAAAATTGATATAATAATATTTCATATATTATTATATAACATAAAAACAACCCACGACTTATTACTCGCAAAATATATGCACGATGCCCATATTTCTAGTACCCCTTCTTCCCGTGCTCTCTCTTCTTCCTCTAGTTCTTCTACAGTTTGTTCGCTTTCCGGCCTATCAAACGAGTACATACAAACACTAACCCCGTTCGAGCTAAAAGGTCTCGCAATCGCAAAGGATCATCTCGGCCCGTCTTTTGATATGAAACGAAGTTCCGGTTTTATTCGATGGAGAGAGGCACGCGATGCTTCTAAAGTCGCGGGGAAATAGACTTAGACTTAGTTTTGTACTTCTCGTGGGACTGGCTTTTTCCCCATTTCGCGTAGATGGTCATATACTCCCATAATCGCCTCTTTATATCCACCTGCGTGATGGTATGGAATGCTGTGCTTCTCACACAAACTTTTTACTATCGGCTGAATGTCGCGCAAGTGACAGTGGTTTACTGCGGGGAATAAATGATGCTCGATTTGATAATTCAGACCAATCGACGTATAATAGTGCGGCCAATGACTACCAAAATTGTTTGATGTCGTTACTTGATGAATATACCAGTTTTTATTCCGACCTTTTATGCAACTCGTATGTGTATGATTTACAGAAGCATTAATATTAAAAATAGCCGATAATAATAAATACGGAATTATAGCATGTTTAATAGCATAAAAAGGTGACCATATTTGAAAAGGCAGTATGAAAAATAAATACATATATAAAATAATATCACACAACTGTAGTATACTATATTTCAATTCTATAGGTATTTTATACACGCTATCATTATACTTTTGGGTAAAAATAAGTAAAAGTGAATTTTTTATATTTAAAGCTATTAATAAAAATACCGTTAGTTTGAAATATTTATTTTCTTGTTTTATATGTCCTGTATTCCATTTTGTCTGCTCGGTAAACCTTAGTTCATCTCCCGAATGATTCAAGTCGGGGTCTTTATTATGTATATTTGTATATGGATGATGTCCTATTACGTGTTCATGCAACCAATCATATGGGCTCGCTATTACTCTATACATATACTGCATCCCCCAATTTATTCGCCAGTCACGAGACACCGCAAAATGACTCCCGTCGTGAAGCATCGCTGCCGACATCCAGTATAGTGCCGGACATAGAAGCACGTTTAACCAGCTCCAAAATATGCTTTGCGAGTATAGCATCGCATAAAATGACCATGCGGCGGCACCCATAAAGCATCCCCACTCGCCCCACTTTTGCGGTGTTGCTTTGGTGGCTTCGCTCAATGTCACGCCTTGCTCGTTGGCTTTTCCGGCGAAATGTTTTTTCACTTTATCGCGCACCTCTACCGTGAAATCGCTTTTCAATGTCTCTTCCCAGTCAAAAATGGCGCCATTTTCTTTTTCTCCCGGAAGCAGGTAATTTTCGCATTTCTCACATTCCTCATTCATCTCATACTTTTTAAGGAGGTCGTTCATCATGGTACGGTCGCTAAAGGGATGGTGCGATTCAAATAAAGCGGTAGCATCGCGGCGATTCGCAGCCATGATTGCAACTGGTCCGCCAGGATGAGCAAAATCTGTTATATCATAATACTTGTTATGAATCTTTACAATTCTTCTTAAGGGCTCTTTCATTTTTTATTGTTGTTTGTTGTTTGTTGTTTGTTATTTATTATTTATTATTTGTTATTGTTAAAGATTCCTGGGTATCTTATACTATTAGGCTATATAGTATATTAATTAAACTATGTTTAATATTTATTTGTAAATAATAAATATAGTTTGTGGATTTCGTGGGAGTGTGAATACTACTGACTTCTTTTAATAACCTTTATAAACTTTTTCTCTATATTTTCCGGTTTATTATTACCATGTTCGTTGGGTCCATGGTGATGCCCGTGCTTAAAATTACGAATACTGTTTATAATCTCCATCTCTTTGTTAAATAATTGTGTGCGATTCTCTTTAATCTCGTGAATATATTGTCGGTTCTTTCTTGTTTTATTATTACTAGTATTGTGTTGTTCTCCTCCACCGCCTCCAACTACTTTTATAGGTATTTTAGGTATATGTATTTTTGTAAGTGCGCTTGCTGCTGCTCCTGCTCCTGCTCCAGTTCCTTTTGAAATCGAAGATAGTGGGTTTGTTGCTGGTCCCGTTGATGGTTTACTTGTGGCGCCACCTGGGTCGTGTCCTGGTTTTCCTGGTTTGTTTCCTGGTTTGTTTCCTGGTTCGTGTCCTTGTTCGTGTTCGTGTCCTTGTTCGTGTCCGGCTTGCCCTTGATGGTTTTTTAATGCGTCTTGTGCTAGTTTTTCTGCGTTTGGTGGTATTCCTTGCGGCCCTCCGGATGACTCTAGATTGCCTTTGCCTTTGCTTTTTTCTGTTTTTTGTTTATTTTGTTTCGGTTGTTGACTGTATTGAGTCCCGTACATAAAGGCGTCCTTATCAAAGTTAAGTCCTGTATATGCACCTAGATTTGAAAGTTGAATCCACATTTTATTAATGTTCTCTTGTCTGGTATTAAAATATTCATCATACCTTATATTTAATTCGTCTTTCTGTTGTTCTAACTCATTTTTTGTGTTTTCATCTATTGTAACCGCAATCATAGCATCTATACGCTCTATAACTTTTTTAATTTTAAACATGTCATTTTCTAAAGTAATATTTTTTTCAACTAAGTCTTCTATAGCCCTCTTTAGACTATCCATAACTCTTGGTAATAGCTTTTCCACGACAACCTCAGTTTGGCTTGCAATCAATTCTTTTGTATCCTCAGACGAACCAGGTAACAGATTTAGAAATCTATTCATCGCTCTAGTTAACATAGTCTCTACAATTGGTGGTATCGGTTTTTGTTTTGTTCTGTTATCATTTAATACTCGTTTTTCAAGTAGCACCGTATTCATTTCACGACCATTGCGAACATTATTATCGTCACTGCTATTTCTATTAATAGCAGCCGTCGTCGTTACATTCTGTGTTCTTTTTACTTCCCCAGGTCCTCCGGATTCTCCGGATTCTTCTCCATGTCTTGTTCCTGATCCTAATCCTGATCCTGATCCTTCTCCATGTCCTGCTTTTGCTTCTGCGTTTGGTGCATTTGGACCGTGTGTTGCTGCATTTGGACCGTGTGTTGCATTTTGATCGTGTGTTGTTGGTGGCGTTGTTGCTGATGCTGCTTCTGCTGTTGTTGCATTTGGAACGTGTGGTGCATTTGGATCGTGTGGTGCTTCTTCTGTTGTTGCTTTTTGATCGTGTGTTGTTGGTGGTGCATTTGGATCGTGTTGTGCTTCTGGTGCACCTTTTACTCCTGCGGCTGGTTCCTGTCCTGCTGCTACTTGGTTTGTTGTTGTGTTTGCTACTGGTAATGCTGCTGCTTTTGTTGTTGCTGCTGCTTGTCGTTCTGCGGTTACTGCTGCTACTACTTCTCCTTGTCGTTTTGCTTCTGCTTCTGTTACTACTGCTTGGTTTCCTGTTTTTGTAAGTGGTTTTACTAGTGGTATTGGTGGTTTCCCTTGTTTTGCTCGGTTAATATTACCTACTGTATTGTTAATCTTACTCATATTAGAAAAATTGTTGGGATCGTCTCTTCTCTTAAGATTAATTTTTTTATAATCACTCGTAGGAGGAGGAAGATAAGGAGGACGATAAGAAGCACCAGGAGGAGGAGGAGGAGGAGGAGGAGGAGGAGGACGATGAGGAGGAGCACCACCACCCCTCTGCACCCTTCTTGTTTTATGTTTACCATTTTTACCACGTCTACTTTTTCTTAAATATTTATACTTTTTTGATTTATTCATTTGCTTTTATTACTGTTATTATTATTATTATTATTTATATTATAATAATAATAAAAAATATCGCAGTTTACTTTTCCACTAGTTACTATTCATATTCATTTTCTTAAAACTAGCAAAGTCAATATCGTTCATCTTTTTCTCTTCTTCGCTCCTTTTATCCCCCAGTTTCTCAAGCACCTTTTTATCCAAGCATGACTCTACTTTTGTCTCGCTATATTCTTCGATTTTACCCCTATATGAATAACGATTCGCCTGTTCCTTAAGAATATATATCTTGTCTTTCTGTTTATTATGTACCTCCCCCTTACGATTATACGTCTTTAAATTCGCAAATATCTGTTTCTTCTTATTATCTTTCACATCTTCCACTTTTCCGTCCTTCGCGTCCTTCGCCGCCTTCTCCTCCTTCTCTTTTATCTCCTTATACTTATTCAGTCCCTTCTCATACTCTTTCCTAATATCAACATACAACTTCTTACAATTATACTCAATTACGTATCTTCTCGCAACAGTCTCTAAATATTTATATGGAATCTCTTTCGTCCTCGAATGATATACAAATGATCCCAGTTTCGAACTGTAATACATTAATACATCGCCCCTCGGCGTAGTTTCTGTTACCGTATTTAAACACAAATTATTCACAAAGTCCTCCGTCAACTCTTCTTCGCCCTCTTCGCCCTCTTCGCCCTCTTCGCCATCTTCGCCCTCATTATCATCAAACTCGTCAAACCACTTCACTTCATAAGGAATTTCCGCTTCCACCTCGACCTCGCTATCTTCATCCACCTCATTTGTTTCAAAATAACCGTCAACAATATTGCTTATAAAAAGAATTAAATATATAAAAGATGAAGATATCCCTACATACCCACACAAATAAACATAGTAAGTATAAACATCACTCCAATCTAGTTCATTATGTGCGTTTACATTATAAAAATTAATTGGAATATTATCAATCGGAGCCGTATAATTCATTTGTATATGAAATCTGTATATGAAATCTATGCTATGTCGCGATGCGTGTGTCTATTTTTATATAGTAAATATTCTCTATATTCTTTTTTGTAATTTATTATGATTATGGTCCGGTCAATCCACCTTATCTTTCACCTGTTTCCTACGTTGCTCAAACAACCTTTGAATATCATCCGGCATATCCATCACCTTGATCCTCTGATACGACTTGTTCGCATTTTCAGGATGTAAGCAGACCAAATACATATCGCGAATCGTCACACCATATTTGCTTTCCAATATAGCTTTATACGTATTCAGCTGTAGGCAGTAATGCCAGTAGTTGGTATCCGGAATATGCTCGATTACCGGATTCTTCGAACACTTTCTGTCCGTTTTTTTGATTTCGCGACACCGTTTCCAGTCATATATACTCAATGTTCCATCATCTTTGTTTCTGAACACCATATCAATCGAGCCAGAAATGCGCAACTCTTCATGAAATACCGTCCATTCCGTTCTATATGGCTCTAAATTCGGATAGTCCTCCACAAACTGTTTGAAATACTGATACTCCACGCTTTGGTTGTCTCGCGGACACTGGTTATAGTAACACTCGATATCATAGTGCATCGCCGTTCCTGCTGCGGCGGCTTCATCGCGATTCTTGTCCCACCCCGCCTTAATTTCGTCAGGCGTTTGTCCATAATATTTGCTTTCAGCCCATTTCTTGGAGCGCATCATTGACCGAATTATGGCGTCGGAGTCGAACTCTTCGAAATGTCCATGATTCCACGTCGTCACCGAAGTGTACTTCATGCTTGGGTCGCCATCAATCGTATATGTATGCGGAATCGGGTCAAATGTAATACGCGTGTCACGAGGATGTGCGTTTAGGCGAGCAAGGTAGTCGACGACTTCCATTTTAGTTTTTGTGGTCTTGATTTTGATATATACATATAAGTTGTATTTATATATCAATTTTGTGAAAATATTATACTTATTGTTCAGGGTCCTATTCTTAATAAATAACCCGAAGAGTAATAAGCGTTTGCCGTTGTTGACACGTCAGTAGCACATCGTAAAGTAACCGTATCACCGGCTTGAAGAGAAAGTTGGTTTTGTAAAAATATAAATGATTGATTCTGGCTATACCCAACCGATAAGTTGCCGTTGGTGAAAATACCTCCGATACCGGTAACAGGTGTTACAGTGTTTGATTCTAAAAATAGTCGAGTCGTAGCCGATACAAAATAAGTTCCTGTTGAAGGAGCAATTAAAGTGACAACAGATACCAAACTAGATGGATTAGTATAGGTCGGCAAATAACCTGTCGCAGGCATTTGGGTGTTCGTTGTCTGAGATGTAAATGTTAATATTGCTGGCGTAGAAGGCCCTAATGCTGTGTCGCCAGTAAGGTAAGGAAACCGCGCATAATTTCCTATAGGTGTTCGTTCATAACCTCCGGTATTTTTCCACGATGAACCTAAAAAATTTGACATTATTACTTTTACGTTTATATTATATATTATATAGTAATATTTTTATACTATTTTTACTTTTACTTGACATGTTTTTTTCTTCTATTACCCTTGCTTTTACTTTTGACTCTACTTTTCACTCTACTTTTCATCCTCCTACTACTACTTACTCTACTCATATGCGTATGCATAGGAACTAGATGCATTGGTTCTCCGCTAGATTCAGGTACTATTTTTGCCTCATGTAGTGGCGATAATTTATTAAGCATTACCGGTTTATTGTAACAGCCTTTTTTATAAATGTATTCTACTTTTGGTTCTTGAATAGACCCGACCATTCTAATAATCGGAACACCGAAATTTTGCGCTATTACTTGCGGTTGATGCGGTGGTTCTGGTATATTGCGAAACTCTTGCAACAGGCGTGTTTTCAAATCTTGTTTTGCAGCCGGATATGTTAATATATTCATGATTTGCGAATTCGTAAGGTTAGCGTGTTTTTTTACACCATTCACGTCTGTATCAACATGCCAGTGTTCGCCATCACGCGATACTGCTTTCATCAATGAAGAAGACGATGTTACCGTGCCGTTTACTTGGTCGGTCGGAGAAACCAAAGAAACCGAAGAAAATGGATAAGGTGTCGGAGTCCGATAAAAACTCTTTCGTATTTGTGTTATTTTTTGTTTTGATTTGGGTTTTGATTTGGTTTTGCGCTTTTGTTTAGCCGTACGTGTTTTTTGAGGCATATTATATAATATATTATAGAAATATATTATAGAAACATTATAAAAATATATTATAGAATTTATAAATAGAATAAAATGCAGAATTTTAATAAAAATCAACCAAAGCCACAAATAAATATACCTAAAACTCCTCAAAATATATTTATAAAAAATGGGCATGTAACCAATACGCAAAAAATTACACAGGAGGTACAACCCCCCATAACAACCACAAAATATATAGATGAATTATACTCGAAAACATTTTTAGATGACTACTTCGAGTTATAGATATTTACCGCACGTATAATGTGTATCGAAAAGATACATATTATATTATATTGACTTGACTTGTTAATTAAGTTTACCCTATGGTCCATTTATAGTTTTGGCTGGTATGGTACCTTCATTCTCTTCATCATCAATAGTATAATAAACATTGTCTGAGTTTGTTAATCCGATTGAAGAATCACTTTTTTTACCTGAATATTCTTCATTAAAATCGTGCAACGTTTTAGCAAATTCTCTTGCTTTTTTTTCTTCTGTAATAGGGCTTTTCAAATCCCTCATAATATCTCTAAGTTTTTTTAGTCCCCAATCTTGATCTAAATCACTACCTTGATATTGATACAATGGAAATAAAGGTTGTTTTCCTTTTGTTGTACTTTTACCGAACAGAATTGTCCGAATTTGTAATCTTTCTGCTTCTATTTCATTAGTATACTGTTTTATCTTATCTTCACTACATGTTATTTCTTTTGATGCATCTGATATTAATCCACCGGTTGTACATAAAGAAAAAATGTTATGTATTTGTAAAGTTCTATATATAATTGAAGATATAAGTAGTTTCTTAAAATCGAGGCTAGCCTTAACGCCATTATTGTTATCCATTAAGAGTGAAATATTACGATTCTGTATTATGGTCATTTGTGATACATTTAATATAATATTAAACTCACCAAGAAGTATCGAAAAATATAGCCCCAGCCTTGTAACCTCTTCATTTAGTTGAGTTGTAAATTTTTTAGAGTCAAATTTTATTATTTTTACAGCTTTCATAATTTTACTCCAAACCGAACGCTTCGGTTCTATTTCCGATGGTTCATCACCTGGGTCGTCGTTAACTAGTGAAGTATATTCTTCCTCTACTTTATTTGCTGCACTCTGTACCATATTAGAATCGTATTTCTGTGTTTCAATGTCTTTTTGTATTTTACCTATGTCTTCAATACTTAATAGTTTATTAAATTTATTAAATATACGTTCTAAAGATTTATTTACGTCTTTTGTATCAATAAAAAATTGGTATTGTTGGCTTATTTTAATAGCTACTCTAACCACGATATCAATTTTTTTCAATAATAAAATAAAATCATTCATAACATTAATCATTGTGTAATATTTACTATATGATTCTTTTATTTTAAAATAAGCACATGTTCCTACTGCAACTAATACAAGGACTGCTCCACCTGAAGCAAGTCCGGCTGTTCCTATACCTAAACCAACAACTGAAGATATTACAATGGGGTTGGAAGCCAACCGATATGCTACATCTCCTAATGTAACCGCTGCGGCTAAAGCGACAGCTTTTTTTTTACTACTGGTGGATTTTTTGTCTGCTTTATCGTCGTATTTTTTTTTGTCACTTGTTTCTAATTCTGTCGTTCCCTCAACCGCGCCTCCATCTTTTGTACTATATTTATTTTTGTATGACTTTTTCAACCATTTTAAAAATATTTTTTTATTTTTAATTTTTCTGGTTTTTTTCATTTATATTTACTTTATAAAAAAATAATTAAATTATATTATTTACTAGTATTTAATACTACGATATACACGACTATATAATACTGAAAACCTCTTAACTTTATTGGAGAAAAATACACCCCCCCCTAGTCCTCCCAAAAGCGATGATGTTTCTTTTTTTCAAATCTTGAGGTCGATTTTTGAAAATGGACATTTATTTTTGTCCATTTTTGAAAACCGGGGGTAGACTTTTGAAAAAAACAATGCATTCATCACTCAGAGCATAATGCTCTAAAACGTGTTTTTAGGATGAAAAAAACGTGACGATAAATTTTTCGAAAAACATTTTTCGTAAAGGACTTAAGAATTATATCTGTCATATACATTAAGGAGAATACAACAAAAATCCCAAAAAATCCCATTCAGCAATGAGTACCTTCGAATGTAAAGAATGTGACTATAAAACGTCTAATAAAAAAGATTTTAATAAACATAATGAGACCAAGAAACATAAGAACAACAAATACAACCAAACGACAACCATTCACCCCCAAGAGCATAATATGGTCTGTGTATGTGGAAAATCTTATGGACATCGAGCATCCCTGTATAACCATAAAAAGCATTGTAAGATGATTATGCAGTCAGGTATGAACGAGAACGCGATAGTTGGTGACAAGATAAACATAACTACGGAGATGTTTATGAAACTGATGAATGATAACCAGGAGATGATAAAAATAATAAAAGAACAGCAGCTTCAGCTTAACACGATAATACCTAAGATCGGTAATGTAACGACGAATAATAATATGACAACAAATATGACGAATAATAATTTTAATTTGAATTTCTTTCTGAATGAGAAGTGTAAGGATGCGTTAAATATGTCGGAGTTTATAGAGTCACTTAAAATAACTTTAGAGGATTTGCAGTATTCGCGTTCAAACGGTTTAGTTCAGGGAATAAGCAATGTTATGATACGAGGATTAAAGGAACTGGATATATATAAGAGACCGATACACTGTACGGATGTGAAGCGTGATACAATGTATATAAAAGATAAGGAGAAGTGGGAGAAGGATGAGAGCCATGAGAAAATGAGAAATACGATAATAAAAATAGCAAATAAAGAAAGGAACGCTATTAACTCGTGGGTAGAACAGAATCCGAACTGGTTTGATACCGAGGAAAAACAAATGGAGTACTTGACTCTTATAAATAAAATATGTGAACCAATAGAAAATGACGTAAAAAATGAGAAGAAAATTATTAAAATAATTGGGAAGGAAATTATTTTAAATAAGGATAGTGAGAAATTGTTGAAATATTAAAAATTAAATATTAAATATTAAAAATTAAATATTAAAAATTAAATATTAAAAATTAAAAATTAAAAATCTTTTATTATTATATATAAATACTTGGAATATAGATGTCGGCTGCCGAGTTAAAGAAAAATAAACCAAAATATCCTGAGACTGTTGAAGGTACACATTGTATGGGTAACCACTGGACCGTATGTTGTCCAAATAAACATTTACAATATGAAAGGTATAAACCAACCAAAGAGGTTATACAAATGCAGTATAAAGGTGGTATATATCGCGTTTTCATATGCACTAGCAAATGTTCTAAAGAGATAACTACTATTTCTAAAAATAATCCGGAGCAGTTTAAAAAGTTGTTCATAAAAGCAGTTAAACCTAACGGAGATTTGGTATTGAAGCATCGCGATACAGGCGTCGTTGCTCAAGTTGCTCAGAAAGTAGACACATATGAAGAGAAAGCGGGTTCAAAAAAAACGAAAAAACAAAAGGGTGGATATTTTAAATTCTTTACTCGTACACGTCGGCGCAGACATAAAAGGCGTTGTGGTCATACGGCAAAACATAAAAAACGATAGGTATGTAGATAGGTAGATAGGTAGATAGGTGGGTATTTTGAGTTTTACTATAGCTTATCGATTATTGATTATCGATTATCACTTCTTGCTAATAACATGTTCATCGTAACATATTATTAACGCACGCCCAAATGTTACAGTTTTTCGGCTACTTATGAATGTCGCATTTTTTTAGTATGTCGGTGGTGTTTTGACCGCCTTTTATATGTAGAACCACGACCGCCATAAACTAAAGGAATTATTGCTTGCCTTGCTGCGCGAGGTGACGATGAACGTGTTACAGGCTTAGGAGGTATAGGTTCATATGGATAAGCGCTGCTTACTTTTGACATGAGTTTTCGGAAGGCATTGGATGACTTTACTTTTAATGCATGTTTTAAGTCGATCGCCTTATCATACGCACTAGATGCTAATCTAGAAGCTAGAGGTGCTCCTGGTATGTAACTTACTGCGTTGCCGACTACCCTGGAACACCCGCGCGCTGCGGCCATAGAACACATCGCGATCCCTGCTCCAATATATCTTATTTTTATCCATGCCTTTTGCGCACGTGTGCGATGTATTTCTCTGAATCTTTCATAGTTTCGTATCTGTGGAAACTCATTTTCCCTAGAATAATTATATATAGTATCATAAACGCGCCGATACGTCGCATTTAATACAATAGCTTTATCGTGTCTAATTAAGTTATACGCATCTAGGTCTATTGTTATAGGATAGTTTATTATATTTTCGGGGTTTGAAACGGTTATATTTAATATAATATTGTAAATATGCGATATTTGCGCCTGTGTTGCATCATAATTGGCGCAGTTATAAAAAGAGTCAACTAATGCAGACAATAGTATAAGACGGTGTATCATTTTTATATTCATCTTTCGTTCTTCATAATCCATACTTATGTATGGCTTTGAAAAATACTCGTTGGTTCTAAAAAGGTCTATAGTGTTGTTTATTTCTAACCCAAACAAATTTTTAGCATAGGTAATTTTAGTATCTAAATTTTGTTCCGAAAAGTATCTATTAAGTTGTTCATCATTTAATCCAAATAATAGATAAAATCGGTTAGTAAACTCTTTTTTACCATATTCATCATAAGGTAGACTATTTTTAATATATCTTTCTATGTTTTGCTTGATGTCATGTATAAAGTGTTGAGTGTTCGTGGGGTTATCTATACGGTATACTCTTCCGAAGTCGATTTCTTTAATTTGTTGTAATAATGATAATTTTGGATTGCATAACCAGTTGCCTGGGTGAGCATCGAGATGGAACATTTTGCCTCGATAAATTGATAAAATGTTTATAGCAGCTATTCCTTCACATAATTTTTTATATGTATTTTTGTCGTAACCTGGCTGTGCTTTTAAAGAGAATCTATATATTGGGCTATAACTTGATGGTACAGACTCCATTATAATAACTCCGATTCGCAAACCCATACTAGAATACCTATTTAAATATTCATTTACTTGGTTTAATTCGGGGTCACTTTGCAAAATAGACTGTATGTTTGGAACTGCTCTAAAAATATTAATAGGTGTTATAGGGTTAGTAATTGGTGTAGGGTCTATAGTAATTATACCGAATGCATCGGGGCAAAAAGGGTTTCCGCTGAATGACATCATAGAACTATATAAGTATCGTTGTGTATTGTATTCATTTATGAGTTCATTTACACTTATCCAGTCTTTCTCTGCACCATTGAAACAGTCAAGCGTTATTTTTTGTGTAGGTAAACCGACGATGCATATTTTAATAATGATTTCGTGAATGGGAAGACCGGTTTCTTCGTTGTCTAGTTGTTCCGAACTTAATGATTTATGTTGCCGAGATAATAATTTTTTTTTTGTGTCAAGAGTGTCACTTCTGAATAGAATATTGGATGGAGAAGGGTCTAAATGTAGTCGAAGAACAAATGAATTTAGCGAGCCGGTAGAAACGACTTGTATGTTTCTAGTGTTTAACAATATAGTTTTAAGTCCTTGTATATCTTTTATCTCCCGTTCCATTACGGGTTGATGATAATTCGGCAGTAAAACTTTTATACCACCATGCTGTGATCGGGTATGTCGTGTGTATTTTTTGTTTGTACGAGTTTTACCCATTATATATTTATGTTAATATTTTATACTGTGTGTAATATTTTAATATTGTAATATTTTAATAGAAAAAAACAAAATGACATTTTCTTCTTATCCGGCATACATATGTGCGAGTTGTTGGTTTCCGTATTATACAACCCCCAATCCTGTAATAGGATGTAGGTCGTGTGGTAAGTTTCAAAGTGGTGCAAATGCCCCCGAGTACGATAATACTAAAACGGCAATTCCATATGTAGCGGATATTCCTACGCAAAAGCGAATCCAGAATACCGTTCGTGTAGATGGTTCGGAGTACATTATGAATAAAGGCGCTTTAAATGTATATACCACCCCAGTTGCTACGTATCAAAATGTAAACTGGAACCAAATGAGTGACCGTGCGGTGCCGGGAGTAGTTCATAGAAATGTGCCCTCCCATGGGTCGTCTACGCATAGCTCGATAACAAGAATGAGACCTGGTTCAATGTCGGCGGCTTCTACAAATCAGCAAGGAAGTAAAGGTGTAGATATGAAACATGGTTCATATGATAGATATTTAGCAAAACTGAAAGGGAAGAAGCCGTTGAGAACCCAGACGCAGTTATCTACGGCGAATGTTGTTCCTGTTAAAGGTAATAAGACGAGGATGTTTGGTATAGCATATTCCGATTCATGTGTATACACGAACTGTTGAAATAGTATATTTTTGGGTTTGATTTGATAACGAGCAGTATAAAATAATATATTTTATTACTTTATATAACAAAAATGTCAGCAAGAATGTCAATGGTCTTTAGTCAAAGTGGAGGAATGCCTAACAAAGTTATGATGAGAACCGCCCCGGTAGCGGCACCGATAGTTGCACCTGTAGCTGTAGCTGCTCCAGCACGTAGTAGCAATCCACCTACCAGAGCGCGCTCTACAGCCGTGAGTTATATGGCCGCCGGTCGTTCTGCACCTAGAGGGGTAAGGCAGTTATTTAATTTAGGTGATATAATGGCCAACCCAGGAACACCGTGTAAGGCGTGTGGGTCATAAAATAGGTGAGTTAGTTATATATAATTAATATAGGTCTACTATTATATAAAAAAATAACATATAATTTTATATAATGGATAATTTTGATTTAAATATTAATAATTATAGTGTAAGTGAACTAGAGGAATTATTGACACTAGGAAAGCAGTATAACCCTCAGGATATAAGGTATAAGAAGGATAATATATGTATTAAAATTGTAAATGATGAGACGATATCGTTTGATATGAAATCGAAGTTAGAGAATTTTTTTGAGAAGGCGTCGTTAGTATTAAGGACTATAAAGAATAAAAATGATAACAGTAATTCTGAAAATAATGTAGATAGTCGTAGTTCTAATGATTTTGACAAAAGTTATGATAATTTTACGGACATGAAGATGCAAATGATGAAAGGTGCGAATAACCTAATAATACAAGACCCTACATCGGCTCATAATATAAATGTAGATCATAAAATGTCAGTAGAGGGGAAAAATGTTGACTCTTATGGTACAAGCAGAGGAGTAATTAATCCCTTGTTAACGAATACGATTTTAAAGGCGGTAAATATAGATACACGTTTTAGAGATAATTATTATTCTACTAAGAGCACCAATATAACAGTGACGTTGCCTTTCCGTTTAGAAAAAGTTATATCATACAGAATAGCAGGAATTACTTTACCGTTAACGTATTATAATATATCGCAGGTTTATGGTAATAACGTAATACAGATTAATATACTGGGTAGGACTACAGGGGTTCAATCAGTTTCTTATAATTTAATATTGCCGGATGGTTGTTATAATACTACACAAACTGATTCGAAATATTCATCGTGTTTGGAGCAGGTAATAAATAATATACTGACGAATGATCCAAATAGTCCGAATAATAATACTACTTTATGTCCTAATTTGAATTTAAGGTATACGATAGATAGAACGAGTGGGCGAAGTATATTTGCACAGGATGCGACAATTTCGGCAACAATACCATATAATTTTGAAATAGTAGCAAGTGTTGGTTATAATTTGCAAAGTAGTAGCGTCGAAGATGATTATTATCGCGCGTTGATGCTCCGGTTGGGGTGGGTGTTGGGTTTTAGAGTTGCTGCGTACTCAAGTTCGAATGTTATTGAGACTCCTCCTACTACACCTACTACATTTGGTTCTATTGTGTCAGAGGGTATATGTTTTACCAAGTTTCCTTTGTATGGATTTCTGGCGATAGATGATTTTAATAAGAACTCGAACGACTACTATATGTCGGTATTTTCTAACTCAATATCGGTTCCAAATATTATAGGTAAAGTAAACTTTACTCAGTTTACTGAAATAGCGGGTGATTTTCAGGCGGCACAAGGTGAGTCAACGACGAATGCAATAAACAGGGAGAAGAGGTTTTTTGGTCCTGTTACGATTCAGAAACTTAAAATAACATTGTATGATGATTTGGGTCGTATATTAGACTTAAACAATATGGATTGGAGTTTAGAGCTTGCATTTGAGTGTGTATATAATATGTAAGTCATGGCGAGGTGATGGCGAGGTGATAGCGAGGTGTTGGTAAATGTAAATGAATATTTATTATTTGTAATTGTAATTGTAAAGTATAAATAATAAATAATAAATATATACATATATACATATATACATATATTACTGCATATGGATAAAAAAAGAGCATTTTCAACACCTACAAAAAATTGTTATGCTAGTGATTATATAAATAATAAAAGGTCAAAAGTAAAATTTGCCGGTACTTCAGATTTAGCCAGTACGGTTTCTCAACAGGGAGGTATGCTTCCACTTATGACGCCATCGGGTAAGATGAAACCGTATCAAGGTACGTATGGGTTTTCATCCGCTACCCCAACGCAAGGTGCACCTCCTTCTGCGTATTGTTTAAACCAGTCTCGTAGTTATCGAGACTTACTAGATATAACAAAGGGTAAATATTTACTAACTCCGCCAAATCCTACTACAAGTTGTGTTAATATAAGTCAACTTAATTATTCGCCTGAGCTATTTTGTGGTAATCTCTATCATAAAGGTTATATAGGTGTTTCTGAAAATATGGTATTCAATAATGGACTAACCGGCCCCGCTGGTGCTACAGGGGTAGCAAACAAAATAATATATAACCCACTAACAAGTGCGAACCAATGGATAAAAATAGATCCAAGTTTTAACTTAATGCATAATGAATTTGGTTGTTTTGATTCAAAAATTATTTTAGAAAAAGTTAATATTAGACAGAATAGTGATGCTCAAAGACAGGTTGATAGATTTTTAAATTTGGAATTAATAAGTAATTTTAACTATCCTTCAAAATTTTTGCTCGACTATAATCCCAAAGACTGTATAAATTCCAATAATGACTTGCAGTCGGGTCCATACCCCAACTGTCCTCCATAGTTCCTTTAATTTTAAGAATAAACTTAAGCATAATCATCATCGTGTGTTTATATATTAAAATGATATAGATATAGATATTTTTTATATAATAAAGATAAGTTTACGCATCATATTTATATGCCTGTAGACATGGTATTGGCGATTTCGCATAATCGAATGACAAGGGAGAGGCAGCGAGTTGTGTTGGAAAGTAAAACCAATAGTGAAACTATAAAAAATATAGCAGATAATATATTATACGATAAACGCGTTAATAAAGATTTGGTTATTGAAAAAAATAAACAGCAATCATGTTTAGAAATGTTTAGAGTATGGTAGGTTATTAAATATGTTAATTATATTATATAATTAAAATAGTTATATAATATATAAGTATCGTGATGGTTGGGTCGGGTGTAATACTTGTGGCTTTACATAAAAACGAGGTCTATTATTTATTTGGTAAGGAGGGTTCGATGGAGCGAGATAAGAATTGTCATTGGGGTGATTTTGGCGGAGGTAGTAAGTTTGGTGAAGACTTATTGGACACAACAACGCGTGAAGGTGCGGAGGAGTTGAATGGGTTTTTTGGTTCAAAGGTCGATTTTGAGAAATATATATTAAAAAACAAAATAGACGAGGTTGCGTATGATAAGCGTTATACATATTTGGTGAAGGCTGATTATGATGATAAGTTGCCTTTTTATTTTAACAATAATTATAAATTTATATGTGAATATTTGAAGGGGCATGTACAGCACCCGACGAATGGATTATTTGAGAAGAGTGAGATAAGGTGGTTTACAGTGAATGATTTAAAGCGAGAGAGGAATATTTTTCGTGACTATTTTCGCAACATAATAGACATTATTATATACAATCACCCCAAGACGCGTTCGAAACTGAAAATTGCATCTCACAGCAGAGGTACAATTAAAGTTACGCGGGTTAAATTTTCAACATCCGACTTGATGAAGTGTCAGAGAATAAGAAAACATAAAAAACACCATAAGACGCATAAAAGGGAAAAGAAGGGATACAAAAGTAATTTTTAGGGGTTTATAGTGTAAGTTATCAAATCTATATACAATAACTACAATAACTACAATAACTACAATAATATGTATATATTGTATATAACAAGTATTGTAGTTATTTCTGAAAATGGTTTGTCCAAACGATGACCCGTACTTTACGCGAACAATGTACAGAATAGGACTGTTACAGCGAGGCATGTCTGCTCGCGAAATAGTAGAAAGACGTCGTCTTATTTATTATAGCATATGTATAATTGTTCGTTCGGTGCTTATTGTCGCGGTTTATTACTTAAGGAATATGGTATTTGTTCAAGCGTTGGTGTTATTAGGCGCCATGATGGGTGTGCTAAATTTGGGGAATAGGAGTGGTGGTACCCAGTGGTGGTCAAAGAAGTTTCAGTTGATGATGTCGATTATACTAGTAGTGTTGGTAGTTCTTGTGTATTTTGGTAGAGTAAAGTCGTGGGTAATACCGGCGGCAATGTTGGCGAGTTTGTTGGGAGGTATATTACAGTCATTATTGGTGGGTTTTTGTTGAATGGTTATAGCACGAGGTGTTACAGGTTGGTGAGATTTGATAAAATTGAAGTAATAAAAATAGATAACAGTAAGTGAAAGAACTAACAGAAACATTAAGTAGAAACCCCAAATACTTGTTTGTAACAATGGTTATGTCAAAAGACGTGAAATATTATGTGTCCGGCATAGAGATAATGACAACTAGATTTTCTGATTATGGTTTTAGGGAAAATAAAGAGTGGCGCGGGGAAAGGGGGATGAAAGGGTGCATATATGGTACACCGAAGATGGTTTCATCAAAGGTGGGCGAAGGCGTACCGATGTTTATAATAGAGATGAATAATGATAGGAATAGGATAGAGGGTATTGGATTTGCGATAAATCGTTCATGTGAGGATAATTATAAGAAGAGAATACATAGTAGTTATAATTTAAATCGTTACATATATGAAGGTGGATATAGGTTAGACAAGGAGCAGATCACGGATGAGTATCATAAAAATGTGATATGGGTATTAGAGATGCTATTGTTTAAGGGCGCGAAGCATTCAAAGAGAAGTATAGGTATTACTAGGTTACCTGACTGGTTAAAGTACAATAAGTTTGAGTATAATTTTGGCGAGGTACTATGGGAGATGTTTGTGAAGTATGTTGGGATAAAGAGACACGACAGACATGAGAGACATGAGAGACATGAGAAACATGAGATGCGTGAGATTGATGAATAATAGAGATAAAGAAAATAAGTATATAGAAATAAGAAATATATTGTAAATAATAATAATATATTTTTTATAAGTAGAAGTCTAGTATAAAATGTCGAGCGATAAGGACAAAGATATTAAAAAAAAGTTAAAGGATGTAAATATGTATAGTATAGACGAATTAAAGGAGTTATTGGGTTTATCGACGGAACCGGATGCTTATACTTTAGATGATATAGAGAAGCATTTTTTTTTATTGTCTAATAAGTATCCGAGGTTAGCGAAGAATGGTTTTTTAAAAGAATCGAAAGATCGAATAATGAAAGACTTGAATATGGATCCAGATGCGACGCCGGAAACGAATGAAGAGCCGGATGATATGAAAGAGTGGTGGACAAACCAGTATTTGCCGAATAGTAGTACTTTGCAGGGTTTGAAAGTTACAGATAGAAAAGACAAGGTTGAAATATTTGATGACAAGAATGGGTCACATCAGACAATGAAGCGAGAGCAACTAAGCGTATTAAACTCGCATCCTTTATTGATAGCGCAAGATTCGCTAAACCCGACACTGAAAAATATTAATCAGAGGTTGGTGGTGATAGATAGTCAGTATAGGCAAAATATCACACCATTTAGTGAGAATACTGCTGCGCCATCATCTTCGACAGATTTCGTGTTGGATTTATCCGATCCTTTAACTGATACGCTTTCATTGAAAATGTATTCTTATCAGATACCGTATTCGTGGTATGTAATAGATAAGAACATGGGTACGTCATATTTTTGGGTAAAAGATTTGTCTTCAAATATTGTATATTCGATAGCGATAGATGATGGTAACTATAGTAAGTCGGAGTTGGTCACTGCGATACAGTATAAGTTAGATGTAGCTTTGAATAATACTGGTCGACCATTTAATGGGAATCATTTAGATATATCATATAATCAGTTTAGTGGTAAGTCGTGTTTTTTGTTTGACACGCAGGCTGCGACGCCTAATATAGAAGTAATTTTTTATGATACAGAAAAATACAACAGTTATTATGATAATATTACGATTGGTAATCCGCTAGGTAACCAAACAGGTTTAGGGACGAATACGATGAAGATAAACAATAATTTGGGATGGATATTGGGATATAGACCTGGAGATGATAAAACGTTGCCGATAGTATTTTCTAGGACTGTCAGACCGTCGGTTAATTTTAAAGTAGTTCCTGCAACATCGTATCCGTATAATTTAGCGAATGGTTTATTCTCCGATGGGCCGATAGATACGTACGGTACGAGGTATTTGATAGTGGTGTTGGATGATTTTAATCAGAATCATTTGAATAATGGGTTAGTGAATATAGTGGATACGGATACGACGTTGAGTGTTCCGGATTATTTTTCCCCGGATTTGCCGAATGTGTGTGCTCCTGATCCGAAATCCGGTGGGGCGATGGAGCCATTCTATGTACAGTCAATGCCTAGGAAGTTAACACAAGCGCAGTTATATTCTATAAACCAAATATTGGATAACAGGAATACGACGTATAAGTATAGGACAGCTGGTCCTACAACGACGGATGTATTTGCGATAATACCATTAAAAAAGCAGGGGTTTGATGCAGGAGATACAATGGTGGAACTTGGTAGCGCTTTGATGTATAATACTAGGGTATATTTTGGTCCTGTAAATATATCTAGAATGAGGGTATCGTTACAGGATGATAAAGGGAATACGTTGAATTTAAATGGTAGCGACTGGTCGATAACGTTAATGGCGGAGACTTTGTATCAATATTGATGAAATTATTTTGAGAAATATTAGTTTTGAATTATTGATTTATGAATTAACGCAAATCTCACGCATCTGTAACGCCTCATGTGTTTAATAGGTAGCAAAGATGGTATATCAGTATGGACGAAGGGAGGTGATTCGAGGAATAAAATATTTTATAGTATAAATATATAGTAAAGTAACTAAGTAACTAAGTAACTAAGCAACTAAGCAACTAAGTAAAAATGAAGATTCCTATAAGATATTTGCCGAAGAGGTTGACGAGGAAAGATAAAAGTAAACAAATAAGAATGTTAATGAGGTCGAGGAGGTTATATAAAAATAATAAATATTATACTAGGAAGCAGATACCATCTTATAAAAGTAAAACATCAAATCATATAGTAGATGCTCGTAGAATATATAAAATTTCGAATGTGGAGCCGAATAAAGAGTTGGCGTCGAAGACGGGATGTACGTTGTCCGCATTACATAAGATAGTGAGTAAAGGAGAGGGGGCATACTTTTCATCAGGTTCTAGACCAAATCAGACAGCACAATCGTGGGGTATAGCTAGACTAGCGAGTTCAATAACGGGTGGTAAATCTGCTGCGGTGGATTATAATATAATAGAAAAAGGTTGTAATCATAAAAAACGTGCATTTATTTTGGCGAATCGTGCAAAAAGAATGTATAAATATGGGCATTCAAGTGCGAAGAAAGTAAACGTATAAAATTAATAGTTAGTTTGTATGTAACTATTAATTTCGAATTATCTATATGAATTAAAGCAAATCTCACGCATCTGTATCATCTCATACGTTTAATAGGCTTGTCAAGAAGGTGTTTGAGTGGAGATGGCGGGGACGAGAGTGGATGTATTTTCCTCTTTTTCATCGAGTAGCATAATGGCCATAGCTGCGTAGTTATGTAAGTCGATAAGAGTATCTCTAATTTTTTCATCATCGACGAGTGTTATACCATTTTTAGTAATAGATAATGAACGTTTTATTTTATCTTCAATGCGCATAAGAACGCCTATTACTCCGAATTCAGCGAAAGCGTCGCCATAATCTGTGTTCTTTTTTTTAAATAATGCAAGGGCGGTTGTTTGGACTGCGATCATTTGTTCTATGCGGTTATCGTGCATTGGTTTTTAGAGTGTATGGTAGGTAGGGTAGATATCCTTTGTGTATAGTACGTGTATAAATTTAAGTAGTTTAATTTTTATAAGTATTAAAGTTATAAAAAAAATATGCAAAATATAGAAGAAGGCGAATGAATATTGGTATAATAAAAGAGTTAACTGGTGTACTAGTAAAGAATATAGATGAAAGTAATATAAAAGAAAAGGAAATAGATTTGATAATAAGTGGTGGAGCTTTTAATGTGAGTTACTTGGTGGGCTGTTTATATTTTATATGTGAAATGCGTGAGAAGGGGTTAATTCATGTAAATAAAATATCGACATGTAGTGCTAGTTCGATAATGGGGTTATTATTTTTGATAGAGAAAGTGGATATATTTGTGGAGAAGTTGTATGAGTTGTTGATAGGTAGTTTTAAGAGAAATAGGAATGTAATATTTGACGAGGAGTCGTTATCTAGTATAATAAAAATAATAGAGGGAGAGTTGCCCGAAGATGTATTAGATAAGATAAATAACAGACTATATATAACATATTATGATGTTATTGATTGTAAACATGTAATTAAAAGTACTTTTGAAGATGTGAATGATATAATAAAAACGATAAGGAGGTCATGTTTTATTCCGTATATAACGATGGACAAATTATTGGAGGATAATAAGTATATAGATGGTGGTACTCCGTATATATTTAATAAGGAGTCTGGTAAGAATCGTTTATATATAGATTTGTGTGGTATGGATAAGATAATGGATTCAATAGTAATAAAGAGGGATAAGATAGTGATGCATCGTATATTGGGTGGTATAATAGATATACATACTTTTTTTTTCAAATGTAAAGAAACATCCATGTGTTGTTATGTAGAGGACTGGGGGATAATAAGAATGATAGAGTTTAAGATGTTAGAGTTTAGGTTATATACGATATGCGTGTTTATATATATATTAGTAATGGTGAATGATAATATAATTGATAAACATTATAAGGATAATAAATTAATAAAATTCATATGTAATATGTTGAGGGAAAATTTAAGCAAAATTGTGGAGAAATATTGCGTATAAATAAAATATATTGGTATAGTAGTAATATGAACAACATAGTAAGAATATTGATATCATTTATGATAGGATTAATCGGTGGTATAACTATGGTATAACTATGGTATATATAGGGGTTGGTACGTCGCTAATGATGCCGTTGTTATTGTTTACGAATGTGGTAACTGATATTAAGACAGCTATTGGTACATTATTTTTAACTGTTTATTCGCCGATATTGACAATTCCGACGTATAATTTTTATAAGAATGGTAATTTGGATGTATTGGTAGCTGTATCTACTGGTTTAGGATTTTTTATTGGTAGTTATGTAACCTCGACGTATTGTATGAATAGTGTAAGTAAGGAAATGATATATTTATTGTTTGGTATATATTCGTTAGTTACAGGATATATATTTATAAAAAAATCAAAATACATATTCTAAATAAATTATATTATTATATAGTAAAGTAATGTTTTTTTCAATGAATGCAAAAAGGCGTATGCCTGTAGTATTACTGGAACGCATGCAAATGTTGAAGCAGGCACATAACGAATACGTTGTAGCACCCGCTGTAGTACGTGTTGTAAAGCATCAAAGTAATGAGAGCAATGAAGTTGGTGAGAATATTAGTAATTCGAATGATAATAAAATAGTATATATGATAGGAGAGGAGGATAGTAATGTTGAAAAGTATTTTTATATGCCCGAGCCTGTTTTAGAGGAACCGGTGATAGAAACGCTATCAGATCCGATAGTTAAAATATTGGAGGAAGAAAAAGTGGAAAGTAAACTAGATATAGTTGTAAAGGGTATAGCTAATAAAAATAGTAATAAAAAAAAGAAAAAAAAGCAATGAATAAATTTATATATTGTAAATAGTTACAATATATAATAAAATGTATTAAAATAATAATAAATTATTTGTTTTGCTGCGGAGTAACTACTGTTTTTGTAATAATTTTAGTTAGTTTCTGTTGCGAAGGTGGTTGCGAAGGTGGTTGCGAAGGTGGTTGCGAGGGGTGTTGCGAGGGTGGTTGCGAGGGGTGTTGCGAGGGTGGTTGCGAGGGTGGTTGCGAAGGTGGTTGCAAAGGTGGTTGCGAGGGGTGTTGCAATTGAATATTTAAAGGAGAAACTGGTTCTAATTGTTTACCACAAGAACCTCTTTTATGACATGACAATGCGTGCTGATTTTTAGCAACATATCCACATTTTTCACAAAAACACTTAGATGATAAAAATCCATATTTAGAAGACAATAGTTTATCAAGTATTGGGAGTTGAAGGTCTTCAATGCTTTTTGTTATTTTTTGCGAAAATTCTTTAATCATTTTTAATTGAATTAATTTTTGATCTACAAATATTTGATATTCACTGTTAATATCATCTAGTGTGTCTTTACTAATAGAATAATCATCAGTTGTTGTAATTTCATCTAATTTAGATTTGAAAGAATCAATGATATCAATAGCAATTTTAATAATTTCTTGGTCATAATTTACATTATGGATATATAGTAACACATTTCTATTATGTATATTTATTTCAAAATTATTTTTATTAACAATACCTCCCTCTTGAGAAAGAAATAGTCCCGAACAATTCTGTGTATCTACATCATGAATAAATTTTTTCACTTGATCAGAACCTACGGTCTTTGATTCATAACACTTATTCTCAACTAGAATCCTCTGTCTATCTTTTCGATGAATCATAATATCTCCTGATTCTTTTTGAGAACCTACGTATTCAACCTCCGCTGAAGGAAATAGACCCCTTAAAATGTTCAAAACAATATTCTCAGACATTTTCCCCTTTGAACTAGAATTTTCCATCTTTTTGAGAACATCTTTTACTTCAGATTGAAGCGTAATTTGCGATGAAGATATAGAGGATAATTGTGACAATGTAGCGTCCTTGTTTGAATCAACCATTTTTCTAGTAGAGTCGATAACATTGGAAAATTTCGAATCAATGGTTTTAATAAAACTATCCAGCGATGATTGCGACAAAGGTTCACCATCTATTTTTGATGTTTTACTAATCTCTTCCGTTATAGAAGAACAGAAATGTTTTATGTTTTCATTAATCTGTCTTGAAAGGTTTTCATTATTTTTTGGAACAAGTTCTGTCAACAATAAATGTGTCTTATCTAATATACTACCATTTGATTCTTTAATCAGAGGAGCAATCTTATCCGCAATATTTGACGACAAAATCATCTTCAAATCATCAATATATTCTTTCTTAAATTCTGTAAGTTTCAAAAATAGTTGTTTACCATACTCCGTCTGTTGACTCGTAAGCTGTGATTGAATATTTGCAATTCCATTCAAAATTTGAGAAGTAATGTTACTATTATTTACAGGGTTAGTTGACTGCATAATAGATGTAAGAATATCCGTGAACATAACATTCATTTTTTCAAAATCTATTTCTGGATGTTCATGATAAAAAGCCCAAACCTTTGCACTGTTGCACGTAAGAGATGTATTCACAGATGATGTCATTTGTGTTATGTATTTATTTATTAAAATCTCTTTAAGTTGTTTTGTTTGAATTAAACATTTGACAAACTTTAAAACAAACATTGTAAAATAAGATAGTTTGTTTCAAACATCTGACAAACTT